CCAAATCCTTAAAAAATCAACTTAAAATATATAAACAAATGGTAGATGAAAGAGAAAAACTTTTAGACACCATGAAAGAAGAAAGAAGTTATCAGCAAGACTTAGAAGAAAAACAAAACAATGTTGCTGATATTCAGAATCAAATTGCTGAATTATCATTGGACGATAGTGCAGAGGCTCAAGCTCAAGTTTTGGCTTTACAAGACCAACTCACAGATGCACAACAGGAACTTGGAAATCTTGAATTTGAACACGGTATTGACCAGCAACAAACAGCATTGGATAATGAGCTTTCAAGAGTTGAAAATTTAGTTGAAAATGCGATTATGGCGATTGAAGAAATTGATGCAAGTTCTTTGGCTTCATTCACAAGTCAATTATCTACAATTTTAGCTGGTCTTGGTTCTGCCGTTCCTCAATTCCATACAGGCGGAATCGTTGGTGGAAGATATGAAAGCAGGGAGAATGAACAATTTGCAAAATTGCTAAATAAAGAGTTGGTTGTAACACCAGACCAAATGAGCAATTTTATGAGTAAAACACTACCTACAATCATGTCTGGAACACCTTCTGTTTCATCTACTTTGCAAGGAATGGAAATAGGTCAATTAATGAACTTTAACATCAATGGAGGATTGGACAAATCCGTTCTCCCATCTATTGAAAAGATTGCAAATATGGTGGTTGATAAGTTAAATGATAATATGCTTATTCGTGGTACAAAACGTGGGGCGGGTTTATTCTCTGCCTAATTATAATAATAGCCTTAGATAATTAAATCTGAGGCTATTTAATTTTAGAAAGGAGGACGATAAAAATGCCATTTTATAGTAGTAGTTTTGTCTATGATTCTAGGCCAAGTAGTTATTTCAATCTTTATGTATCCGAGATTGGCGGAGATGGTAGTTCCACTTGGAACGGTGGTAGTTCAATGGAAGTATATAACAAAAAGCTATACAGGCGTAGCACTCCGTTTTTTTACGGTTCGGCGGTTGGTGACAATATGGAGTTTGAACTATCTTTTACATCTCCAGAAGATATAGACTCTAGAACATCTGAATTGATTCAAAAATGGTTATTTTCTTCTCGTTCCTATAAGAAATTGATGATAGTTCAACCCGACATGCAAGATGTCTACATGAACGTTATATTGAATGACCCGCAGGTGGTTAGAGAGGGAAACCTGATTCGTGGATATACCTGTACCGCTCAATGCGATTCTCCTTTTGGTGGATGGAAATTTCCAAAAACAAAGACATATGCTTACACGGCGGAAGTTATAGATAATACTGTAACTTTCAATAATGTAAGTGACGACAGCGGAAACTATCTATATCCCCAATTAGTTATAACAATGAACAACGCTGGTGGCGACATAACAATCACAAATCAAAGTGATGGAAGCAGAATCACTTCATTTACTGATTTATCTCCGAGTGAGATACTAACGGTTGATAACTCTTTACAGCAAATATCATCTTCAACTGATTTGAAAAGAATGTCTAATTTCAATAAGAAATTTTTTAGATTAATTCCCGGAATTAATACAATTAGATTTCAAGGAAACGTGTCTAGTATTGCTATGACATATCAATTTGTTGCTAAAATATAGGAGGTTTATAAATGATAAAAACCTTTGATTATTTTGGCAATTCAGAATTTCCCTACTTCGTTCTTTGTAATCCCGATAAGACGGAACTATTCTCTTTGGGATTAATGTATGATACAAAATTAAATATGAGATATAATGCGATTGGTGATTTTTCTTTCACTTTTCCAAAGTCCATAGACGGTGGAGAGACTGTTTTGGATGTTTATTCTCACATAAAGAATAAGAAACTCATATTGGTTGAAAATTATGGATACTATGTTATAGATGATGTTCAAGAAAATTTAGATGGCTCACAACCAATAAAAACAGTAACATGTAAGGCATTGGAATATGAACTTGTATCCAAGAGAGTTTCAGCATATGGTGGAACTGTAAAACTATACGATACAATAAGTCCAGAAGGAACTCTTCTTTACGACATGCTTCAACTAGCTCCCAACTGGACTGTTGGAAACATTGACACATCCTTACTTATAAAATATAGAACATTTAATATTTCTGATTCTACCGTATATAATGTCTTAACATCCGATGTAGCGAACGCTTTTGAATGTATATTTATCTTTGATTCTGCTACAAGAGAAGTGTCGGCTATATCTTACGAAAACGCAACTACTCAAACAGATATTTTTCTCAGTTTCGATAATTTAATTGATGGTGCTTCTGTTTCTGAAAAAACAGATGAGATAACAACCTGTCTGTCTGTTTATGGTGGGGGAACATTAAATATTCGTGGCGTAAATCCTTTGGGTACAGATAAAATATATGATTTTTCATATTACTCAAATACGGATTGGATGAGTTCAGGGTTGGTTCTGGCTTTACAAAACTGGAATAGTTTATTAGATGCACAGCAACCAATTTATGCAGATAATCTTACTCTTTTAAAAACCTACAATCAAGAAATAATAGATTTAAGGTCTACCCTTACACAACTGAATTCAGATTATCTTTCTTTGGAAGGTGTAAAGAAACTTAGAGTTCAAACTGGTGAAAATTTGACAACAATTAATGCCCAATTAGAATCTAAGCAATTAGAAATAGATGCACAACAGGTTCTTATAAATAATAAACAGTTGCAAATTGATACCGTCACATTAGAACTTCAAGAAATAAACACGTTGGTTGGATTTGATAATGTTTTGAATTTCAGTCCGTCACAATTACTTGAATTAAATAATTTTATATATGAAAATACATATCAGAATGAAAATATTATTCAAACAGACTCTATGACAACTGTGAAAGTTCAAGACGCACAACAAGATTTATATGACCAAGCACAAGTTGTTTTATCGAGAATATCTCAGCCTAGATACGAAATAGAATTTGAAGCAATTAATTACACAGAGTTGTCTGAGTTTGATGTTTTTACAGAACAGACAGAATTAGGGATGGTTGTTTCCGCAGATTTAGATTCTGGTATTATTGAAACTGTTTTACTTGAGATGTCTTTGTCTTTTGATAATCCAGAAAGTTTTTCAATGACGTTTAGTAATCGCCTAAGACTAGATAACGGAAACTTCATGTACTCCGATTTATTCGGTAATGTTGTAAAAACAGGAAGTGCAGTTTCCTTTGATAGTTTGAAATGGTCTAACTGGTCGAATGAGTATAAAAATGATGTCACAACATTTATAACTTCCGCATTGGATACAACAACAAATAATTTAATAAATAACTCTAACCAAGAAATCTTAATTAATCAAAATGGTCTTCGCGGAAGAACTCTAAATCCAGACACTAATCAATATGACCCAACTCAGGTTTGGTTAACAAGTAGTGTGTTAGCTTTTACCGATGACGGATTTCAAACAAGTAAACTTGCTTTAGGTTCTGTTGCGACAGATGCGGGTACAAAGTTTGGATTGGTTGCGGAAGTGATTTTTGGAAATTTATTAGCCGGAAACACACTTACTATTTCTAATGAAAACAATAATTTTGTTTTAGATGGGTCTGGTGCTACACTTAATAATGCGAAATTCAATATTCAAACAACCAACACTAAGATAACAATAGACCCAACAGCAACAAAAAATTTTGTCATTCAAAAAAATGAGGGTGGAACTTTCGTTGATAAATTTTGGGTTGATAATGCGGGTAATGTTAATTTTTCTGGCATTCTATCTGGTGCAAGCGGAACATTTAGTGGAACTTTATCTGCGAGTGTTGGTAATATTGGGACACTGGTTATTGATTCTCAAGGATTAAAAACTCCAGACGGAGCAAACTATCTTCGTGGTAATGGCGATTTGAAATGGGGAGGACTTAATATTTCTGGTGGAAGTGCAACTTTTACTGGAAATATTTATGCCGATAAACTTGTTGGTGCAGTTAGCTATTCTCAACTGACAGACATTCCTGCAACAAAAATAACTAGCGGAACGATGAGCGGAAATAGAATATTCGGAGGAACTGCAACTGTCGGACAGGTCACATTGGGTTCAGCCAGTATATATAGTGTTGGTTCGAGTCTTCAAATGATTACAGACGGATACATATCAATGGCATCTGCTTCTGGTGGGGCGATAACCGTTCAAGGTGGAGTAACTATAACGGGAAGCACAACAAACATTTACACAAACACAAATCTTTTAGGCTCAACTAATTTTCAAAATCTAATTTATGTTGATGGGAATCTTGGAACTACTCAAACAAGAAGTATAACAACACCCACTGGAACTAAAACTATAACCATAAGAAAGGGAATTGTTATTGGATTCACATAACAATCAAAAATAAAAATGTTTAATTATAAGAGCGAAAAAGAAATAAAAGAAATGTTGATTCAATTGGACAATATACTTAATTCAATTGAGGTGAGAGGAGATTCAGTCGGAAATTTATTTTCTGGAAGAAGACTATTAAAAGATATATTCGACAATATAAAAAATATTGGGGAGGAGGAAAATGCCATTTAATTCTTATTCTGAAATAAATTCACTAGAAGAAACAACATTTATAGCCGGTAATGATTTTACATTGGAGTATGCTGTTTATGAAGAAGATGGCGTAACACCTATGGATTTGGGTGGAGCAAGTGCTTATTGCCTAATTTCTCCATATGGTCAGCCAGACTACAACGAGGTTCAAATTGTGGCAACGGTTACTGGAACTAACACTTTTGAAGCGGATATAACGTCTTTACTGAGTAAAGATTTATCTGGATATTACATTCATCAGCCAGTAATTGTTTCCTTTTCGGGAACGGAATATCGTCCAGCGCAAGGATTGTTAAATATCCTTCCGCAGACACCAATAGTTTAAAGAGATTGTAAACAATGGTCGGAATATATTGTATAGAAAATAAAATTAATAATAAAAAATATATTGGACAAAGTAGAAATTTAGAAAAAAGAATGTTTCAAAACCACAAGGAATGTTGTGTTTTATTTTCAGCAATTGAAAAGTATGGAATAGAAAATTTTAATATATATATAATAGAAGAATGCGAAGAAGACAGATTGAATGAATATGAAATGTTTTATATACGGGACTTATCTTCTCATGTGTCAGAAAATGGATACAATGTTTCTTGGGGTGGTTCAACCCCATCTAAAGGTAGAAAACTCAGTAAAGAAACAAGAAATAAAATTTCTGAAAACAATTCAAAATATTGGACTGGAAAGAAAAGAAGTTTTGAAACAATAGAAAAAATAATAAAAACAAAAATCGGTACAAAAGCATCAAATAAAACAAAAGAAAAAATGAGAAAAATTAGAATTGGAAAGAAACAATCTAATGGTATAACCAGTTCTTTTGTTGGAGTTTATAAACGAAATGATAATGGAAAATATAGGTCTTCAATAAAATTCAAAGGAATCATATATAGATTAGGTTCTTTTGAAAAAGAAGAAGATGCCGCAAGAGCATATGATGAAATGTATATGAAATTAAATAAAACTAATTATGCTCCTAATCTTGATAGATACAATAAGGAGAAATAAAAATGTCAGTAACCTACTTCAGTTCCAACAAAGTTTTAGATTACAACTTCGGTATAGTTTCTTATACCCCACCCGCAACACATTACTTCGCACTTAGCACAACTACCCCCGATATTTCTGGAGGCTCATTTACAGAACCTTCAGGTGGAGCATATGCCAGAGTAGCCTTAACAAATAATAAAACAAATTGGACTACTGCGGCAAGTGGGGTTTTAACTAATTCAACAGCCGTAACATTTGCAGAGAGCACAGCTTCATGGGGAACAATTGTTGCGGTTGGTATGTGGGACGCATTAACTTCTGGGAATCTTCTGTGGTATGATGTGTTGACTCCGTCTCGTGTGGTTGCGAGTGCTACAACAGTATTGTTTGCAATTGGTTCAATAACAGTACAATTTAACAATTCATAGGAGAGTAAAATGACTGGAAATAAAAAGTCATTTAATTTAACAGCAATATCCTCTAAGGCATATTCTTTAATATTGTCATCATTTGATTTTGCTGTTACTTTTATTTTTAGAATAAATAACAAAATAAAAATAACGTTTGTGTCTAGTATTATAAATAAGTTCACTCAGACAATAAATTTAAAAAAAATAAAAATAATAATATCCCAAATAAAACTAATCGTTAGCCCAACACAATCTATAAATCTAAAAAAAATAAAGCTCGTATCAGTTTTAAGGCTTATCGGGAAAATATTTTCCACAATAAAAATAAAAAATGTTATATCTTTTATTTCTTCTGCTAGACAAAAAATCGTGTCTTCTATAATCATAAAAAAAATAAAATTTACTTTTACTGCTATTTTAGCAACATTTTTCACGTTAGCCTATCATGACCCATCTGCCTTATCAATTATGGATGTTCAAACTTTGGCTGATTTGGATTACATAGAATCTTAAAGGAGGAATTAAAATGACAACCTCTACACCAAATTTAGCTTTGGTTTTATACAATAGTACTACTGATAGTGCTGAATATTTCTCCAATTTTAGAGCGGTAATTGCTGGAACATCTTTGTCTAGTAATTTTTACAAAATTGATACTGCTTATGGAAATATGCAAGCAGAAATAGATTCTATACAAGCGGGAGCGTATCTCGCACTAGCAAATCTTATTTCTGCAAACTATTATGAGGCAACTGTTGCAGGAATATCATCTTACACAACGGGAATGAAAATAATATTAAGTTTAAATACCGCTAGTGCTGGAACAGTAACTCTTAACATAAATTCTTTGGGAATTAAATCTGTTATGAAAATAAATAGCTCTGGAACACCTGTCAACATATCTGGCGGAGAATTGATGGTTGGAAAGTATTATTTCTTTGCTTACGATGGGACAAGATGGATTTGGGTTGATTCAACATCTGCTGACCAAATTTATATTTCTGGAACTGTTGGTAATTATATAAAAATAAGTTCAAACAATACTCTTGAAGATGGGGGACTCGTTATTTCAAAAGCATCGGCATCGGATGTTACCACTGGAACAGATGATGTCAAATTTGTTACTTCTTTAGCAATCAAGAACAGTGTAAATGTTCCAAATGTGTCTCCCGGTACTCTCGGTAATGTTTTAACAAGCAATGGTTCAGCGTGGACAAGTTCTGCGCTTCCATCTCCAGAGGTAACTGCAACATCTACAAACACACTAACGAACAAAAGAATAACTGCTCGTGTTGGAAGTACAGCAAGTAGTGCAACACCCACTATAAACACAGATAATGTTGATGCTTTTTCTATAACAGCATTGGCAACAGCTATCACATCAATGACAACAAACCTGTCTGGAACACCATCTAATTACGATAAATTAATAATAAGAATAAAAGATAATGGTACTCCTCGCACAATTGCTTGGGGTTCTTCTTTTGTTGCAGGTGGAGTTGCTCTTCCTACAACAACTGTTGCTTCCAAGATACTCACTGTTGGTTTTATTTACAACACAGATAATGCGTTAAATAAATGGTGCTGTGTTGCTTCTGTTCAGGAGGCATAAAACATGTCAAATGTTACAGTCGAATATCTTGTTGTTGGTGGAGGTGGAGGTGGCTCTGAGGGAGGAGGAGGTGGAGGTGGCGTTCTTTCTGGAAGCATCTCCATAGCAGAGGCATCTTCAAATTCTGTAACTGTCGGTAATGGTGGTGCTGGTGGTTATGGGGATACTTCAAACGCGAATAACGGACAGAATAGCGTCGCGCTAGGTGCTACAGCCTTTGGTGGTGGTGGTGGTGGAAAAATTGCCGTTGCTGGTTCCAATGGTGCTTCTGGTGGTGGGGCAGGTTCTGATAGTAATGGCATTGCTGGAGGTACAGCATCACAAGGAAACAATGGTGGTACAGATGGTAACTTCGATGGAAGGTATCCCGCAGGTGGTGGTGGTGGTTCTGGCGGTATAGCTGGAAACGCATACAGCGATGATAATGGAGGTAATGGTGGTGCTGGAACTGCATCATCCATATCTGGTTCTTCTGTCGAATACGGAGGCGGAGGCGGAGGTGGCGTTTATCTTGCAGGTGGTGTTGGTGGAACAGGATATGGCGGAGGTGGAAATGGTGTTTCATACAATGCCACTGGTGGAGCAGGAACAGCCAACAGAGGCGGTGGTGGTGGTGGAGCAGGTCAAAATGGCACCGGTGCTTCTGGTGGTAGCGGGGTTGTTATTATTAGATACCTGAGTGCTGGTTTGGTTGCTGGAACTGGTGGAACTATTACTACTGGAAGCGGATACACGATTCATACCTTCACATCTAGTGGAACTTTTGTTGCCCCATATACTCCGTCCAACGGAAACTTTTTTATGTTATTTTAAAATAACATAAAAAACCAAAAGATGAAAAAATAGACTCTATCAATTGATAGAGTCTATTTTTATACTGTTTTTAATTTTTTCCCGTAGAACCAAATCCTCCACGATTATTATCACCCAAATCATCAACTTTTTCAAGTTTCATATTCGCTTTTTCAATAATTCTAAATTGGCAAATTCTATCACCTTTCTTGATTTCCGTATCTCTTGTTGCATATGCTGGAAAACGCCAAATATCGCCATTACCAGAATAACTATTGTCAATTACTCCCATACTATTTGTCTGCAAAATTCCCCATGTTTTAAAGGTTGAAGAACGAGGAACAACGTGGGCTTCATATCCATATGGCAGTTTCATACTTACACCAAGAGATATGAGTTTAAAATTTCCACGATTTATAATGACATCTTCAGCAGAGCGCAGGTCAATCCAATCCCCAACATTAATTTTTGAAATTTCGATTCCGTCTGTATGATATTTTATTTTGATAACATTTCTTTCAAACAACTTTTTTCCCAAATCATTAGAAAAATAAACTAAGGGAATTAAAACAATACAAATAACAACCAATTCTAAAAACTTCCATAAAACTTGAATATACACACAAACTCCTTATTTTAAGCCAAAAAAGCCTATTTTTTGATTGATTTTCAATAATACGATAAAACGGCAATTTTATCGTAGTTATTTCCTTATTTCATGCCGTATATACAGGTGTCCTTAGAGTAAAATACACCACTACCCCCTATATATGGGTTCGTATAGTTTAACTTTTTTCGTATTTTTACACTTTAAATAAAAAGTGACGTTTTACGAGAAAAATACAAATCCCCCACTTCTTATAAAACTATTCTTTTATTGCTTCTTAGCCTTTGGCTTAATCATACTAACAAGAACTCTCGCAGGTGTTGGCTCACCCATTGGTGCTTCCACCCCAATTGCCTCACAGACTTCCTTCCACTTTGTTGTGGTCTTAGTGGTTGAATATGGAGAAAGGTCAAAATTCTTAGGCATACTTGCTTTTGCCGTATTTTCATAATCTGGTGTTTCGTGACCTTCTTGATAATACTTTGCCTCAACCCCCGCCATCTTCTGAGACTCTTGACGAAGAAGCATTTCTGCCTTAATTTGTTCCTCAATCAATTCTGCTTTCTTGTTGGTCTCCGCATAGTCTACAAACAATTGTGCCAACTGTGTTTCAGATAACATTTATTTATTCTCCTTGATTTTAGTATAGATATATTCATTGGCTTTCATGCCCATGAAATCTTCTTGCCACTCTACATTTTCAAGCCAAACCCACCCATCAACTGTTTCAACGGGATACCAAGCAAACCAAATTCCAGAGTTCATTAAGAATCTCCAATCCTATTTTCCCACATACGATTAATAAACAACAGAGAGTTTGAACTTACTTCTATTTCTCGACCTTCCTTATATGCTCTTGTAACGCCACTCAAAATCTTTTTTGCATAATGGGGCAATGTTGAAAAACCTTCCAAAAACAAAATTTTATTATTTACATCATTCACGATAATTCTCCTGTCGATTAGGGTTTTCTGTAACAACGTTCTTTACAGTTTTCGCACTCGCACAAAATCATTCCGTCCATCCAGAGATGGGGATTTACAACAATCAATTTAGAACCACACTTATCGCAATTGCTTTCTTTTTCAGAAGTTCTATCTATTTCGGTCAACGGAGTTTCTTCTTGAAAAATATCTTCTAATATTTTTTCGTCCATGTCTGCGAGTGTGGTTTTTCTATAACCAAATAGTTTATATATAAAGTTCATCATAATCAAATGCTTGTTTTATTGTGGTTTATGTTTCGTTAAATCTTTGATAAAATTTAAAACATTATTCACACCTGAATCTGTGTTCTGTACATCCATACCCAACTCTAAGCATAAATCAAAAACCTTGCACCAAGCCAATTCTTTTTCTCGATATTCTTCTTCGGTCTCAATGTATATTGTCATAAAACTTTCCT